CCCGCCCCATCAGGCTTCTTTCTCGACGGAAACTCAGATGATTCAGTCAGAACGCGACACCGACCTGCCACGGTTCGACCCGCACGCCTTCCCGCGCGGCGTTGTCGCCGGCGAGATCGCAGCGAACCGTGCGATCACGGTCGCGTGCCGGCGGTGGATGGCGGACCTCGAGCGGGATGACATTTATTTTGACCACGACGACTGGCTGGGCTACGAAGCGATGCTGGACGACCTGGTCATCAACGACGGCCACCAGCTGAGCGGGACCAAGTTCGAGCTGCTGCCGTGGCAAGCCTGGGTGCTGGGTGCTGCGTTCTGGCGGCGGCGGGCCTGTGGGAATCGCCGGTACAAACAGCTGGCGATCGAGGTGGCGCGGGGTGCTGGCAAGACCACGATGGGTTCGACCCTGCTCCTGTACTTCGCCAGCACGATCGAGCGATCGTCGACGGTGATCCTTGCCAACACGGTCCAGCAGGCTCAGGTCGCCTACCAGTCGTGCCGGGCCTTCGCAGGCGACGCATGGGGCGACTACAACGACCCGGACGTCGGTGACCAAGCAGAGTGGGAGACGACCAAGCTGGAGCTGCGGTGCAGGGCCTCAAAGGGCAAGATCGAGACGAAGGCGGCTCGGGCGACGACCCTCGACGGCCTGAAGGGCGTCGTGTACTTCGTGGATGAATCCAGCGAGCAGACCACCGACTGGCTGTCGAAGATCACCAGCGGGCTGGGGAAAAACGTCCATGCGGTGATGATCTCGGTGACGACGCCTGGCTCGGTGACATCCGGCCGGGACTCGCCCTACTACACAAAACGCCGCAGCTGGGAAATGAGCCTCGAGGAAGACCACTGGGACATGGAGACGTTCGCGGCGTTCTTCGGGCTGGACGAAGAGGACGACATGATCGACGGCGGGCCGGCGGTCTGGATCAAGGCCAACCCGTCACTAGGCCACACGATCCCGGTCGAGTCGTACCACCGGCAGCTGGCGACCTACCAGGCCGAGGGCGACATGGAAACGTGGGAGCGGATGCAGTGCTGCCGGTTCTCCACGAAGGGCATCAAGTGGGTGGGCGGCGACGTCTGGCAGGAGAACACCGGCAACCCACCGGAGTACCCGGACGCCGGCGTAGCGGTGTATGCGGCGCTGGACCTATCGAAGTCGTTCGATATCAGCAGTCTCGCGTACGGCTGGTGGCATGAATCGAAATTCTGCATGCGGTGGTTCCACTGGGTCATCCGGCAGGAACCAGGCAACCGGAAACGGGACTACCAGCGACACCTGAACGCCTGGGAGAAGTACCCGCATGTGACGGTCTGCGACAACTCGGTGCAGTACGAGCTGGTGCGGGAGAAGCTGTGGGAGCTGAAGCAGCGGACGAACCTGAAGCGAATCGGCTACGACGCGATGGGCGGCATGAAGGTCAACATGGAGGGCTGGGGCGACCTCGAGGACGGCTACAACGCCGAGACGGATCTGCCCATGAGCCGGTATCCGCAGACGATGGTGGCGCTGGGGCCGGCGACCTACCTGTTCGAAGGGCTGGCGAAGGATCGCAAGTTCTGCCTCCAGCCGTGTTTAGTTGCGGAATATGCCTTGGCAAACGTCGTTCTAGAGGGTAATGTAAACGGTGCTTATCGGCCCACGAAGAGTCCGCACAAGACGCGCGGGATCATCGACCCGATCATGAGTGCGGTGATGGTGGCAGGGGTTCTGATTCAAGAGGGTGCAGAGAGACCGGGGGCCTATTCGGACCCTGATTCAATCGCCTTCTAATTTGGTTTCCGGGGGGAAACGTTTGGACATCCGTCGATTGTTTCGATGGCCTCGCGTCATCGCTGGCTCCGCCGGCGGTGCCGATGGTTCGTGGTGGCCCAGCTATCCAACTCAGAACAGCGACAGCGTGCAGCAGTTCGCCCAGTACCCGCCGAGGGCCATGCGACTGCCGGCGGTGCGTCGAGCTGTCACCGCGATCAGCAGCGACCTGGCACGGATGCCCATCAGGGCATTCCAGTACCAGGGCGACGAGTGGGTCGACATCGGACGCGATCCGATCGTCGTCGCGCTGACCGAGCAGGCCAGCGAGTTCCACACGGCTGCCGACTTCAAGCGGTGGATGTTCATCCAGTGCCTGCTGTACGGCAACTCCTTCGCGTTGATCAGCCGGCGGGGCCTGGCGTTCGATCAGTTCATTCCGCTGAACAACGCTGACGTCCAGATGAACCGGACCGATGACGGCCGGTACTACTACCAAACAGCGGAGTACGGCGAGGTCGCACCGAGCGACATCATCCACCTGCGGATGCCGTCAGCCATCCGGCAGCTGTGGGGCAGCTCGCCGATCGTCGACGCAGCTCGCTCGATGGCGATGTCGAGCCTGCTCGAGACAGCCGGCCTCGAAGGCTACAAAGCACCAGGACTCGGGAAGCTGGTTCTACAAACGCAGGAAAGTCTGGGTGCAGACTCAACTCGAAAATTGGCGGACAGCTTTGTGGCGGCACATTCTGGCGCGCAAGGCATGCTCCGCCCGATCATCGCTCAGAACGGTGCGACGGTGCAGCAGGTCGGCCGCAGTCTGGTCGATCAGGACTGGATCGCCGGCCGGAAGAACGCCATCGAAGACGTCGCGCGGGTGTTCGGCATCCCGCCCTACGTCCTGTTCAGCGAGTCGGGATCGGCCTACACCGCTGAACAGTCGCGCATGTACGCGGACTCGCTGGCGGCCTACACCGACGCCTGGGGCGCTGAACTCAGCTCCAAGCTGTACGGCCCGGACTACTGCGTGAAGTTCGACAAGACGGCGCTGCTGCGCGGCTCGTTCAACGAGTCGATGCAGGCGTACCGCGAGGCGGTGCAGCTGGGCGTGATGACACCGAACGAAGTGCGTAGGGAACTGGGGCTGCCGCCGATCGACGGTGGCGACGACATGTACGTCGGTCCCAACATGCAAGCGACGACCGGGGGGTCCGACGATGCAGAAGCTGGAAGTGCGGTTGCTGTCGACGAAGACGACAACGACCTCGGATAATTCGCTGAGCGGTATCGCCGTTCCTTACAACGAGCTGTCGCACCCGATCCCAGGTGCGGGGCGATCGTTCCGCGAAAAGATCCGACCCGGCGCCCTGACCTACGACGAGAACACTGTGATGCTCACGCAGCACGACCAGCGCGGCGTACCGCTCGCAAGGGTGGGCGCCGGCACGCTGTCGTTCCGCGAGACGCCGGAAGGACTCGAGTTCACCGCGAAGCTGCCGGACTCGCGTCCGGACATCCGCGAGGCATTCGAGCGTGGTGATTTGGATGGTTCGGTTTCAATCGGGTTCTACGTCGAACCGGACGGAGATCGTTGGACACATGGTAAGCAGTCGAGCATGCGCGAAGTGACTCGTGGTCACATTGTGGAAGTCTCGGCGGTAGTCCAGGGCGCCTACAGAGGGGCCGTGGCACAGTACGGGGGGACGCCCAATGGGTGACCTTGTCAAGATGCGGGCTGACGCTACGGAAGCCCGAAAGCGTGTCGATAGTCTTCTGGACATCGACGGAGAACTGAGTCTCGAGCAGGCTCAGGAATTGGAAACCGCGGACACCGATTACCGGAGTCTTCGCGAGCAGATCAAGATCGCTGAGATTCGCGAATCCGCCAAGGACTCGATGGAACTCACGACCTTCGAGTTTAAGGGCAACGGCACGCAGGTCGAACGCGACACGCCGGCAGCGCCTGAAGCTCGTTCGTTCGAGGCGATGTGCGATGACGCCGGGTATCGGCTCCTTCGCAAGATGGGCCAGCCGGTCGAAACCCGCGCTCCCTACGACACCGCGACCGATGCCAACCTGGTCCCGGTCGACCTGAAGAACGAGCTGATCCGGCGTCTGCCGGGCATCAGTGGTGCAATGTCGGCGAGCACCGTGGTCACTGATGACCATGACAACGAGATCGCGGCCGTCGTCAACCGGATCCCCACTGTCGGCATCACCGCCGAGGGTGCGGCGTTCACGGCTGCCCAGGCGACTTTCGACCGGATCCGGTTCAAGGCGTACCGCATGGCGCTCGAGACCCAGATCACGCTCGAGATGCTTCAGGACAACCGACCGCAGGCGATGGCCGAGACGCTGCTTCAGCACGTTGAAAGCTACGCCGAAGGCTGGGACGCAGCGTATCTCGCGACGATGAACCCGGCCGAAGGTAGCCGAACCGGCCCTGGCGGACTCTGTGCCACCAAGGCTCACATCGACGCAGCTGGCGCCACCGCCATCAACGACTTCGTGATGGGCAGCGGTGACGTCGCCGTCGCGAATATCGAGCTTGCTGACCTGCTCGCCGTGCAGGCTGCGGTCCCGGGCCGGTATCGCACCGGCTCGAAGTCGTGGGTGATGTCGCCCGCGGTTCACGCTCAGATCGTGCAAAAGGTCAGTGCGGACGACCGCATGATTTTCTTCCCGCAGTCGACCGGGACTCTTCAGTCCGATCCGCTGTCGGTCGGAACCCTGCTCGGTTCGCCGATCTACCTGTCCGATCACATGCCGGCGGCGGGTGCGAGCAAGGTCGCGGCGCTGTACCTCGATAAGCGGTCCTACCGCGTGTCGCTGCGTCGGACGCTTCAGACTCAGGAAGACCCGTACACCAACGGTGGTTCGGGCATCGTTGCGTACCGCAGCCACATGCGGGCCGACGGACAGTGGACGCTTGCCGAGGCCAGTTCGCGCCTCGTCTACGCCGCTTCCTGATGGGTTGAGCCTTTCTCCGGGGTCGGGGCCTTCGGGTCCCGGCCCTGGCTTGATCGGGGATCGCGATGAAGATCACCAGCCAGTCGGCCCACAATTTCCAACTCGCGGCGTTCCGTGATCACTGTCGCATTCCGTGGAGCGATGACAATTCAGCGCTCCAGCGGTCGCTCGACGCCGGCGTCACGCTGTGGGAAACGATCACCAACTGGTACACGCGGGCGACTACGGTGGAAATCGCGATCCTGCCGGGCATGCAGGTGCCGTTCGGGCCGTCACCGACGATTTCGAGCGTGACGAAGTACCGGGACGGCGTCAGCCAGGGAGCCGTCACCACCGACTGGTATCTGGCGAACGTCTGGGGGGCCACAGAGTTCCGTCTGACGGCCTCCGGCAGCTGGTCGACCCAGTGTGAGTATCGGGCGTCGATGGCTGTCACAGGCGACGTCTCGCCCCTTGTGAAGTGCGGCGTGTTCGATTTGGGAAACCATCTGTTCAGCGATCGGGAAGGCGTCTCGAATTTTGCGATGACTGACGTCCCGATTTCGCTGAGAACGATCATCCAGAACCATCAGCTGGGGGGCCTGTGACCGCCGGCGGACGCCATGCTGTCCAGTTCTACAGCGCCTCCGAAACGGTTGATGACGCCGGCTCGGAGACTGTCGCGTACACGCTCCAGTTCACCGCAATGGTCGACTTCCGCGTGGAGCGGGTGAAGAAGACCGACGAAGGC